CGCTTTTTAAGCACGCGATCCGCGTGTTATTTGCCGTCCGGGCGTTCTGTTCACTGCGTGCCCGTCCCTGAAATATCCTCCTGCATTCTGTTCTGCTCAAGCTCCCTTTATGGGGGCTTTTTTTATGTCTGTTGCCCCCATCTTACCGCCGCCGGTGGCTGAATACCGCCCGTATTCGTCCCGGACAGGGGGGTGCACGTTGTCACACCTGTCCTACAACACCCCCCAATTGAGCGCCATAAGTTGAGAACGCACACTGGTTGAGATTACCCGGCACTGGGAAGCGGAAGTCATCACCCCAACCTCTTTCCCGGCCGTTTCTGTCAGCGTAATACCCGCTACGGGGGAGTGAAAAATGAAAATTTATGCCCTGCAGGATGACTGCGTCGATGAGATCTGTTTTCGCCACTATGGCCGCACGCGGCAGGTGGTGGAAGCCGTTTATGCCGCGAATCGCGGACTGGCTGAACAGGGAGCCCGGTTGCCTCACGGTTATCCGATTGAGCTTCCGTCGCTCTCCCTTTCTGCCACCCACGAAACGCTCAATCTGTGGAGCTGACCGATGGAGAAAAGCAGCTCACTGATCGGCTATTTCACCAGTGTGATGATGATGTGGGCCAGCCGGCACACCGTACAGGACATCGCCTTTATGGTGGGTGCGCTGGTGGCTGTGGTGACGCTGTGCATCAACATCGCGAACTTCTTTATCAACTGGCATTACCGCCGTAAGACCTGGCGGTTGTGGCAACAGCGACAGAGAAACGGGAGCGAAGATGAATTCACCCGCTAAAAAATGTGCGGTGCTGATTGTACTGGCGCTGGCCGTCACGCTGCCGTCGTTCTCCACGCTGCAGATCTCCGGCGAGGGCCTGCAGCTGCTGGCCAGTGCCGAGGGCTGCCGGACTTCACCGTATCAGTGCAGTGCGGGTGTCTGGACGAACGGTATCGGCCATACCCGGGGGGTGACGCCCGTGACGGCGGTCAGTGAGCGTCAGGTAGCGGTCAATCTGATTGATGACGTGCAGCGGGTAGAGCGCGGTATCGCCCGCTGCCTGCAGGTGACGATGCCGCAGGGGGTCTGGGACGCCACGGTCTCCTTTGCCTTTAACGTCGGCGTGAGCGCGGTCTGTCGCTCCACCTATGCCCGGCTGATCAATCAGCAGCAGTGGCGGGCAGCCTGCGATCAGCTGATGCGCTGGGTGTATGTCGCGGGCGTACGTAATAAGGGAATTGAGGCGCGAAGAAGCGCTGAACGCGCCCTGTGCCTGAAGGGGGTGGGATGACCCGATTATGGATAACCCTGGTGCTGACGCTGCTGATCGCGCTGGGTGGCGGCGGGCGCTGGCTGGCCATTCTTTACCGTGAGCGCATCGAACTGCAGCAGCGTAACGCCGTGCTCCACGCGGGGGTGGATCAGCGAAACGCCGTCATCAGGCAATTGAAAGCGGATATCTCCCGCCAGGCCGAGGCCGAGCGCACGCTGCGCCAGTCCCTGCTCAGGGCCGGCGATATCACCCTGAAACAATATGTCAACGATCAGAGGGTCCTGCACAGCAATGAGGCACTACAAAACTGGAGCCATGCTGCTCTGCCTGACGGGATTATCCGGCTGCAGCAGCACCCCGCTTTCGCCACCGCCAGTGATTATCTGGCGTGGTTGTCCCGTCATCAGCAGTTGTCCGGTACCGGCGGTTCAGCCAGAGACGCAGGGGGATCTGCTGACGGCGATCCGCCAGCTGGAGCAGGCGCTACTGACGTGCGGCCTGCAAGTCGAAACCCTTAAACAGTGTCAGGAGCAACATGATGTTAAAACCCAAACGACTGCGCGAGGCCTTACTGGCCCGCGTACCCGACCTGCAGAATCACCCTGAACGGCTGACCCTTTCGCTGGAGCAGGGCAGGGTAGTCTGTACGCCCGCTGCCTCACTGAGTTTTGAATACCAGTACCCGCTGCGCATTACCGTCAGCGACGCCGGCGACGACCGGGATGCCCTGGTGGTCTCCCTGCTGCTGTGGCTGCGGGAAAATCAACCCGACCTGATGACCACGCCGGCCAGACGTGAAAACGGCATGGTGTTCAGCAGCAGCGTTAACGGCGACTTCAGCCTGGTGATCCCGCTGACCGAGCGCGTGCTGGTCAGCGAAAGCGACGGGGCCCTGAGTGTGACCCATTTGCCGGAGCCAGCGGTGCCGGAAGCCGTGTCCCGCCCGTGGCAGCTCTATATCAACCATCAGCTGGTCAGTGAATGGCCTGCAGTCTGAAAGCCAGAAGGAGTACGCAATGAATGAATTTGTCGTGGAAACCCGCCGCCAGCTCAACAACCTGTTGCGCATCGGTACGGTCAGCGAGGTCGATCTTCCCCGGGCGCGATGCCGGGTAAAGAGCGACGGCAACCTCACCGGCTGGCTGCCGTGGCTGAGCAGCAGCGCGGGCCAGGTTCGCAGCTGGCATGCGCCCTCACCGGGTGAGCAGGTGCTGCTGCTGGCGCTGAGCGGTGAACTGACCACCGCCTTTGTCCTGCCGGGGATCTTCTCTGATGCTTTCCCGCCGCCTTCGGCATCGCAGGATGCGGTGTGCTGGCAGTTCCCGGACGGGGCGCAGATCGCCTACGAACCGCAGAGCGGTGCGCTGACAGCCAGCGGTATCCAGTCGGCCAGCATCCGGGCGGCGGTAAAAATCACCCTCGACAGCCCGCTGGTGGAGTGCACTCAGCAGCTGAAGGCGAAAACTTTTGTGCTCAGCGAGGGGGGCACGCTACAGGGCACGATCAGCCACAGCGGCGGCAGCTTCTCTTCGAACGGTATCGTCGTCCACAGCCACGTTCACGCGGGTGTCGAGAGCGGTGGCAGCAAAACAGCGGGGCCACAGTGATGAATACAGCAACCTGGTCAGGCATGCAGCGCGACAGCGGCCTGCAGCTGGCGGATATCGATCATGTTCGCCAGTCGGTGCGCGATATTCTGCTGACCCCGCAGGGATCACGGGTGATGCGCCGCGACTACGGATCGCTGCTGTCGGCGCTGATCGACCAGCCGCAGAACGAGACGCTGCGTCTGCAGATTATGTCAGCCTGCTACATGGCGCTGCTGCGCTGGGAGCCGCGCATCACGCTTGACAGCATCAGCTACCAGCCGGGTCTTGACGGCCGCATGGAGGTCGCGTTGAGCGGTACCAGCAATCAGTCCACTTTTTCCTTATCCATTCCAGTGAGTTAACTACTATGGCCACCATTGATTTAAGTCAGTTACCTGCGCCGAACATCGTCGAAGCGCTGGATTTTGAAACGCTGCTTCAGGCGCGTAAAACCCGTCTGATTGCGCTCTATCCGGCCGATCAGCAGGCGGTCATCACCCGCACTCTTGAACTGGAGTCTGAGCCCATTGTTAAGCTGCTGGAGGAGAATGCCTATCGCGAACTGATCCTGCGGCAGCGGATTAATGAGGCCGCGAAAGGCACGATGGTGGCCTTCGCGACGGGAAGCGATCTCGACCAGCTCGGTATCAACAATGGCGTGACCCGTCTGGTCCTGAGGCCCGCTGATAACAGTACACGGCCAACCGTACCCGCGTTACTTGAGAGCGACGACGATTTCCGTCTGCGTATCGCTCAGGCTTTTGAGGGACTGAGCGTGGCCGGTCCGGGTGGGGCCTATGAGTACCACGCCCGCAGCGCTGACGGGCGGGTGGCTGATGTCAGTGCGACCAGTCCGGCCCCGGCAGAAGTGCTGATCACTGTGCTGTCACGCGAAGGTCGTGGCGAGGCCAGTGCGGAGGTGCTGGCGGCGGTCAATATCGCGCTGAATGATGAAAATGTCCGCCCGGTCGCTGACCGCGTCAGCGTGCGGTCGGCGGCTATCGTGGAGTACAGCGTGGATGCCACGCTGTACCTCTATCCCGGCCCGGAAGCGGAACCCATCCGCGCGGCGGCAGAAGCGCGGCTGGCTGCCTTTGTCACCGCCCAGAGCCGTCTGGGGCGCGATATCCGCCAGTCGGCGCTGTTTGCTGCGCTGCACGTTGAAGGGGTACAGCGAGTGGAGCTGACTCAGCCCGCACGCGACGTGGTGCTGGATAAAACCCAGGCAGGCTGGTGTACCGGCCACCGGATCCGTGTGGGAGGCTCCGATGAGTGATCGTCTGCTGCCCGCCGGATCGTCGCCACGGGAGGTGGCTGCCGCCGAAGCCTGCGCCCATCTTCAGCAGTTACCGGTGCCGCTGCGCACCCTGTGGAACCCGCAGACCTGTCCGGTCGCGCTGTTGCCCTATCTGGCCTGGGCCTGGTCCGTTGACCGCTGGGATCAGACCTGGCCGGAGGAGACAAAGCGTGCCGTGGTGGCGTCCGCACAGTTCGTTCACCGCCGAAAGGGCACCATCGCCGCGATCCGGCGCGTGGTCGAGCCGCTGGGTTATGTCATCAACATCACCGAATGGTGGCAGAACCAGGAGCCGCCGGGCACGTTTCGCCTGGAAATTGGCGTGCTGGAGTCGGGTGTTGATGAAGCGATGTTTAACGAGATGGAGCGGCTGATTGCGGATGCAAAAGCCGTCAGCCGTCATTTAACCGCCCTG